ATTCAAGGTCCTAGGTGCCCAACCATTCAACTACACTGATGCCATTGATGCTCTTCCAAACGCTATCCATGCTTTCGGAGGTCCAAACGCTATTGCCCGTGACGAGCGCGCATACATTGACGTTCGTGGTCTTTTCAACGATGCTGGTGCTGAAGATGCATACATTCCAGGTGACTTCACTGGATACTGGCACGGTCCAAATGATCCATACAACGAGGCAAACCTTGGTGGTAACAATATCCAATACCCAGCATCTGTTACAAATGATCCAGCTCTTCTTGCAAGTCTTGGAAATTACACTGATCAAAGTATTGGCCACAAGACCGAATCAACTGTCTCTGATGCAGGAACATTCGTTCTTTCTGAAACCTCCCTATACATGCACTGTTGGGGTCTTAACCCAGTCGTAACTGCCAAGTTACAACTTAACGGCCAAGACAGATTCTCAGAGCGTGAAGGTTCATACTTCTCATGGGTTCAACCATACCAATCCCACACCAGAAGTCCTGATGAGGGTATTAACGTCTACTCATTTGCCTTGAGACCTGAAGAGCACCAACCTTCTGGCACGTGCAACTTCTCAAGAATTGATAACGCAACTCTTCAACTAGTTCTTTCCAACGCCACTGTTGAAGGAACCAAGACCGCCAAGGTCAGAGTTTATGCCACCAATTACAACGTAAAAATTCTTAGTGCGTTGAAAAGCTACCTACAAAGACAATGTGAGCTCTTGTCTTTGGAAAAAATAGTTAAGCACTCACAAAATATGCTAGTAGCTAGTGAAATTGTTTGTTTTTGACTACATTCAATTTTGCAAAACACCTTGTTGTTCGGGAAACCCCTTAGAGCCTTCTACACCAAGCATAACACCGAAAGGGTTATGTGGCAGAGATTTAACTCTGGTATGGTAATAGTTAGAAGGATTGGGCAATCCGCATGCTTACTACCTAAATCCGTTATGATAGGAAATGGTAGGGCGTCAGAGACTGAACGGGTGTTGGTCAGTAATGAAGATTTAATCAATCTGAACTGGCTTAAGATACAGTCCAATCCATTAGGGAAACTTAGTGGCATACATAATGGCTAAGAATTATGTCGGGCATGGGTGGGTTAGCTTATTCAAATTAAGCACCTTTACTCGTGTCATTTTATTTTATATATTTTATTTTATAACACCATAAAAATTAATATTATAACTTTTTATAATATTAAAATTGAAAAATAACTTAAATAAATGTGTATATATAACAATATACAATCTCTAACAATCTTAAAATGGAAGAAGACAATCAAATCCATTTGAATAGATTCAAAAACAATCCACCACATCAATCTTATATTGCTGGTTTTATAGACGGAGATGGTTGTATTTTTATAAGGAAAATAATTGATGGTTATCAATCGGGATTTACAATTACCCAGTGTAGAACAAATATTTTACAGGTAATTCGTTATCATTTTGGTGGTAGTATTACTTCGTCAACAAATAGAAATGATAAAAGTATAAATATTATAGATGAATATGACTATTATCATAAATACAATGTAAGAAATCAATATAATTTAATTATTCGTAATAATGAGTATGAGATATTATTAGAGTATTTGAGAAATTCATTCATAATTAAAGAACAACAATACCAATGTTTGTATGAATTCAATAAATTAGCAAATTTACAAAATAAAACTGGAGAAAAAGAACAAATTTATTTGACGTGTTCTGAGTATAATAAAAAATGTAATTTAGATAGTAAAAATTTGTTAAGATTGAATATTGAATACATTTCAGGATTGTTTGATGCTGAAGGATGTTTCTTTATTTATAAAAAATTTACTGATATAAAAATATACATAAGTCAGAAAAATCATCCACAAATTTTACATAATATTCAAAAATATTTGGGTTTTGGTAAAGTATATTCATATAGATATGAAATTTATAAAAAAACGGACTGTTTAAAATTTATTAAATTGGTTAAAAATCATTTAATTGTGAAATACACCCAATGCGAAGCGTTTGAAACATTTTTAACCACAAACGATGATTATATTAAAGAAGAAATGTATAAAATATGTAATGAAGAAAAACATAAAATAGAAACTTTTTCAGAATTAAATCAAAATGAAAATGGTAAAGAAGGCTATTTAGAAACTTTAAAATTAAGAAATATAAAAAAACAATTTTGTAGAGAAATACTCAATAAACAATTTTATAAAGAAAAATCAGAAAAAATGAAAGGTGAAGGAAATCATAATTATGGTAAATCATTTTCTGAAGAAAGAAAAAAAAAGATGTCAAATTCAATTAGAGACGCAAAGGGAGGAGTTACAGATAAAACTATAATCCAAGTTAGAAAATTATTTGAAGAAGGTCATAAAAATATTGAAATACAAGAGTTACTTGGATTACCTAGACACGTAGTAACTAGAATTAAAAATGGTGATTTACTTTGTAGAAATGAAGAAAAAATAAATAAACATAAAATGTCACAAGAAGAAGTTAATTTATCAAAAAGAAAAATTAAGACAGATGAAATTATATTTGTAATAGAAAAATTCATTGAAAATTGGAAACCTATTCATATTTTAGACTATTTGATAAAAGAAAGGAATAAAATCAATCTTCCTAATGATATAACAATTGACATTATTAAAAATATTAAAAGAAACCTGAAAAATAATAAAAAAAATATAATATATGAATCAGAAACATCAAAAGAAAATTATAATTATTATCTTTCTTTATTAGAAAAATTTAAAAATATATAAATACAGATATAAAGAAACATTGTAAATTCTTGCTTTACCAACAGGTAAAGCAATATGAGAAGATTCTGTGTTCTCGTAATAAGGAAATATTTATGTGTAATAATTTTATCCCCTCAACTCATACTTATCATTCCCATTATCCCTATAAAACGATTCTATATGATAAACAGATACTCTATTGTGCACCAAATTTTCTAATGAAGCATCACCACTATCTAATTGTTTTTTTATTAGGCGAATAGTTTCTTGTATATTTTCATTGTTTATTTCTATTTTAGATGCTTCAATATAATTGTTCAATCTTTGCTTCAATTTTGACATTTTGTTTTACGTTTGTTGTTTCACTTTTTATACTTCTTGATAAAAAATGAAAATAATTTCTCAATTTTTATTTGATTATCATAAAATTATACGAATAAAACATAAAGATACTTTGCTATTTTATAGTAAATGAAGGTATTGTATAGAATAAGCGACGGAGGAAATGCAAAAGAAAAACTAACTTTTGTTTATGATAAAAAAAGAATGTTTTTACATTTCATAAAAATATTTCAAAATCACGATATTTATGTTTTTGCCGATAATGTTAGCGAAGAAACATATAAATTTTTAAAAACAAATTACGACGAATCAAAAATATTTAGAATATCATTAGGAAATGCTGCTTCATTTATGCATATTGTAAATTTTGCAATTCAAAATTTCAATAATGATGATAAAATATATTTTGCAGAAGATGATTACGTTTATACAAAAAATGCACCTGAAATTATAGAGGAGGGATTGAGTATTGCAAATTATTCGTCTGGTTATGATCATCCAGATAAATATATGAATCATAATGAAGGTGGACCAAATCCGTTTATTGAAAATGGTGGTGAACAAACTAGAGTAATTATGACAAAAAATAGTCATTGGAAATTTACAAATAGCTGTTGTATGACTTTTGCAACAACAGTGAATATTGTTAAAGAAGATTACGATATATTTCAAAAATATTGTTTATATAATGAGCCGTGGGATTTTTGTATATTTTGTGATTTATATAAAATAAAAAATAGAACATTAGTTTCTTCTATTCCAGGTGTTTCAACCCATGGTGAAACTGCGTGGTTGACAAGATTAGTTGACTGGGAAAATAAATTTGAAGAATCTTTTATCTAATTATTACTATGCAACAATTTTGTGAATATTATCAATTTCATCAAAGTATTGATTATCCTTCCAAATGATTTTATTGCTGTTAAATAATAAATTCATATTAATAATTTCTGGCTTCTCTGCATTAGCCGTAAATATTTTCATGATTTGTTCGTCGTCTCTGAAACGCAATGAATATGTTTGTTGAATATTGTTTCGTCCAATACGACCCATTGCCTGAATAATTTTCTCTTGAGTTAAATTCATTCCTTTACTGATATATCCATGGCAAAATTGATAATTTGTTCCATAAATATAGTCACTTGATGCAATGATTAGGTACAATCTCTGTTCATCTGCCATTTTCTTCATAATTTCAGTATATCTAATATTTTCATGATTAATAAAAACCCCTATTCCCATCATTAATAAGATTTTCCATGTGTCCTCAATTCCATTGAGTAACATAATATCATTTACCAAAGATTCTTCAATGTTACTTGTAAATGCTTTAGATGCGGCATCAAGACCTATGTTCTCTGCCCATTTTTTCACGTGATGAAGCTTATTCGGTACAAAAGTCTCATTCAAACTAACATTCTTTATCATTTGTCGGAATGTTTCAATTTCTCTCGTTAGTCGCGCTACTTGACCTTTGCTATTATCCATATTATCAGCTTCTCTATTAAATTTTCTTACATTTTTCAAAGATTTACCTTTGTTTCCACTTCCACTATCAGCACTAGCAGTTAATTTTGATTCTTCTGCCTCTTTTAAATAATCAACATCTTTTTCAAGGTCATCAATTTTTTTGTTCAATACATT